AGATTAGAAGTGTACCACCCAAGACACCCATTACCCCCTGCGTGATTATTAAAGGCGGCAAAGGCATTGGTAACATAGTTTATATCAGGCATTGCTGTTGAAAAATTAACTGTATAATCTCCAGTGCCATTGTCAGTGATACTAGAAACATTTTCACTATCTCTTATTGCAACTGTGCTTGTACCATTAAAATTAACCCAAGCTCTAACACCATACGCTGTACCAACAGACCCAAACCCAGAATCAAACTTTAAGTTACCAGAGGTATCTATTGTAGCTTTAGTAGACCCTGCTGATTGGAAGTCAATCTGACCACTAGTATCAGAGGTTAGTTTTAAACCATCACTTGTATCTGCATTAATTATTGTAGCCATTACTTATCCTATGGTTTTGGGTTATCTGTTTTAACTTTAGCTATTGCAGTTGCCCAAGTAGTTGTACCATTAACACTATCCCAATATTGCATATCTAGTTGGTCTTGTATTGATGGGTATTCTGTTGCTCTTAATTTTTTGTAAACATTAGCAGCTTGTTCTGTTTCTAATCTTAAAGTTTCGTCATCTATTAGTTGTTGTTCTGCTTCTGTTGGTAACCTTTCAACCCTATTTTCAACTATAAAGTTTTGTCCATTGCGATTAGAGTATCCACCAAATAAATTAGTCATTGCTTGTTCTATCATGCTGAAATCTCCACAACTTGTAGTTCTGATATACCACTTTCATAAGCATTTTGACCTGAATAAGAAGCAGATCTGTTAGTATATAAAGTTTCACTAGCATCAGATGTTGCAACTAAAGTGTAAGTAATAGCTGACCCAGCAGTGCTTCCTGTGTTATCTACAGTTTGTAAATACATAATTTCTGGTGTAGATGAAGTATTATTTACTGCACTATAAGTTACACATGGCATTGATAAACCATGCCACGCATCATTGCTAGTAGTGTTTATTCTAGTTCCACCCCTTTGTAAATTAAAAACAACATCTTGAGGGTTGTTTACTTCTCCAAACCATCTAACACTAATAATAAATTTACTTCCAGACCCTAAAGGGGTAATAGATATATCAAAGTCTGTACCAGAACCAATTTGAGAATCCGTTGTAGTAATTGTTTGTGAACCTTGAGTTGATACTACTTTATTTACTGTTTGTAAAACTGTTTGAGTAGCTGTTGTTACAGCAGTACCACCAGAATCACCACTAATTATTGTAGCCATATTATAATACCACCCATCTTTGTCCACTTGGTACTGTTACTGTTACACCACTTGCAATAGTCATTGGGCTAACACTCATACCATTAGTGTCAGTAGTTAATGTATAGTTAGCAGTTATCTCGTTACTGTTCTCGTATATTGCACCACCTGCTGATGCACCACCACCTATAGCACCCCAAGCACTTCCATCATATCCTTCAAAAGAACCTGTGGTAGAATTAAACCTAATGTATCCTGCTGCTGGTGAACCATCTCGTTGTGCTGTAGTACCACTAGGTAATAAACCTGCACCTGTACTAGAGGTTTTAGTTACAGTAGTTGCTAGTGGAGAAGCATCATCTGCTTTAGTTCCTTGTGCTGCTGTAGCGTAATCTGTACTTGCTGTAGTTGCAGCAGTTCCTAATCCTAGTGTAGTTCTAGCTGTACTTGCGTCTGCATCATCTATTAGTGTACCACCAAAGGTAGACACTGCTGACGCTGCTACATAATCTGTACTAGCAGTTGTAGCTGCTGTTCCTAAACCTAAATTAGTTCTTGCAGTACCAGCATCAGCTAAGTCTGATAAGTTGTTTGCTTTGAGTGCTGCTGATGAAAGAGTATTAGCTGCTTCTGTTGCAGAGTTGGCTGCATTTGTAGCACTTGTAGCTGCGTTTGTTTCGCTTGTACTTGCTGCACTAGCAGAGTTACTAGCGTTGGTTGCTTGTGTTGAAGCTGTGCTTGCTGAAGTAGCTGCATTAGTAGCAGATGTACTAGCTTCAGAAGCCTTAGTTGTTGCTGTTGTAGCAGATGTAGCTGCATTAGTTGCTGATGTAGATGCCTCACTAGCTTTAGTAGTAGCTGTAGAAGCACTGCTTGCTGCATTTGTTTCAGCAGTTTCTGCATTAGTTTCTGCTGTTTCAGCATTTGTTTCTGAGGTTGCCGCTGCTGTAGCTGAACTTGCTGCTGCAGTAGCTGAATTAGAAGCGTTAGTTGCTTGTGTACTTGCAGTAGATGCAGATGTACTTGCATTACTTGCAGAAGTAGAAGCACTAGAGGCAGATGAGGCTGCCCCTGTTGCCGAGTTACTAGCATTAGTTTCTGATGTGCTAGCATTACTAGCTGATGTACTGGCTGAAGTTGCACTTGATGCTGCTTCTGATGCAGATGTTGATGCTTCATTAGCTTTTTCTGTAACAGAGTTAATTGTTACATCAGTGTTTGCATCACCTGCTCCACCATCACCACGAAATATTGCCATCTTGTACCCACTATATAATATTAAATAAAAAGCAGCCCCCGAAGGGGCTACCCGTTTATCTTAGTTCCTAGTTTTTAGGTACAGAGATAACTAGACCACTTTCAGGTCTAACTGTTTTAACACCATATAGAGTGTCAGCAGTCATCAAATCACCCAAATACTCTTGCTTGTATTGAGTTTGTGTACGAACACCGATTTGTTCTGCTAGTACCATTGAATCTTTCTGAGCCATGATAGCACCAATAGTATCAACAGCAGATGCTGAGTTGTCACCAGCAGTTTCAACTACAGGTAGGTTGTTAGACACATAAATGTCAACACCATAAAGGCTACCGATTTGACCATTAACAACACCTCTGTTATCTACGAAGTCAGAAGATTGATAGCGATCAATGCCCATGATAGTAGTACGAACACTTGGTGGGATAACTAAGAATCTTCCGTCCATAGGAACATCATTATCATCAAGTTGTTGTACTGCTTCTCTGAAAGCTAAGTCAGTAAACAAGTCAGTTGCAGCTACAGTATCAACTGCATAAGCAGCCAATCCATTAGCAGCATCAATGTAAAAACTGTTAGAGTGAACAAAGTCAGAACCTGACCCATTGTCATCTCCAAAAGTTTTAGCTAACAAGCCTATGTCAGAATCTAATTGTGTTGCTAAAGCATATCCAGCATCTTCAGTGTAGAAACTACGAAGTGAAGGTTGTGCTTGAACATCAACAATATCTTCAATTAAGCGTGAGTATTCAAAGTGCTTGTTAATTGCTACTTGTACTTCGCCTTCAGTAGCTGCAATCAGAGTTACCTCTGTGTTAGCTGCTTTAGCAGAAGCAGAGCCACGAGTAGGTTTAGGGATATGAATTGTATCTCCCTTCTTTCCACTGTGATTCATTTTGTTAATTAAGTTCGCGAGAACCAAATTTTTCTTATAACCAGCGATGATCTCATCAGACCAAATCTCTGGTATAAAAGTAGCCGCTGTAGTAGTGGTTACTTGATTAGTACCTAATCCCATTTTACTATTCCTTTAGTTTGAGTTTATTTTACCCTCCCTTCAGCATAAGCCTTGTCAAACACATCAACATTCGCTTGATACCTCTGGGGGTCGTTAATCATTAAATTAACTATCTCAGAACGTCTATAGATTTTTCTGGACATTGGTTCACCTGAACCTTTGCCACCTGTAGATGCTGCTTTAACCTGTAGCTTACGATCTTTCTCGTTAAGACTTTCAGTCTTTTCGACCACTCCCTTGATTTCTTTCCAATTAGAAAGAAGCTCATCAGCAGCATTAAAATCGTATTTATCAGCCCTATGATACAGTTCAGTGCGAACAGTAGATGATTTAATCCAATCTACAAAGTTTTGGTTTTTAATAATTTCTTCATAGTCTGGGTGTTTTTCACCAATTTGTTTTAGAGCTTCTTGCTGTTGTTGCCTAGCAAGCATCTCTTTCATCTGAATTATTGTGTCACTGTTTTCTACAGCTTTACTAACAGAACCTTTAGGATCATCATAAAAATCTAATTCTGGTTCTTCTTCTTTTGTGGGGCTTTTGGCATCTTCACTAATTTTAACCTTGACCAACTCGTCAACTGCTTTACGAAGGTCGCCTACTTCTGAACTCTGTTTACCCAGTAGCTTTTCAGCTTCTTGGTGCATACGAACAATATCTTCCAGCGATTTATCTTTGTACTTATCTGGTATATCAGATGTTGTTGTTTCAGTTTCGTTAGCTTTCTGTTCTAGTTCCTCTTTGGGTTTTTCTATTTCTTCAGAAAGTGATACAAGCTCTTCATTTTCTTCTAAATTAACTTCTTGGTTATCAAGGGGATTTATTGTTCTAGCCATTTAATGATTCTCCGTACCTTTAGGTATTATGGAATTAAGTTATACTTGAGCAGCCTTCTCATGTTCTTTCGCCCATCTGTCAGTATGAATACTTAACTTTAAACGAACAGGAGAGATTAGCCGCTTGCTTGGTTCACCACAAACAGAACAAATTGTTTCCTTTATATTAGGTTTGACAAACAGTTCTTTGGTGTGTTGATTTACACAAGAAAAATCATATAATCTATACATAATATTTCTTATTGTAAATTAGTTGATTGGTAAGATTGATCTTCTTCGTTGCTTTCATAAGCATTGGTTACAGAGTCTTTCCAATTTAAAATTTGATTTAACATACTCAATTTGCCTTGAATTAAATGTAACTCTTTGGCATCTTCTAAATTTAGTATATCTATTGAGTCTGCTGTTTCCTCTAATTCTTCTATTAGTTGTTTCCAACCATCATGCTGAAATAGAGAAAAATAATTTTCAAAATAATCTTGTAATTCTTTATCCATCTTGGAGAACTCCTTGTGTCCGATTATAACATTTTATGTTAAAAATGTCAAGCACTATTTTTTTAGGTTTGTCAAGCATTATTTTTATTTTCTTGCATTTGAGCAGAAACAATATCTAGTTTATTATTAATTTCTTGCTCTCTAAGCTTTAGTTTTGCAAACTCAAGAATTTTATCGTATTCAGATTTTTCTGGTGGGTTGTTGTTTGACATAGCAACCATCCTCTTAGTTTCTTCTTCAATAGGAAGCAACTGTGTTTCAACATTGTTTTGTTGTATACGAGATGTGATCTCTGCTGTTTCTGCTTTAAGTTTTTCTAAAGTAGCCATAGCAGCATCAAGTTCAATTTTTTGTTTTACTTGATTAACCTGTTGTTGCTCTGGTGTTGGTTGGTTGGCTTTTCTAAGAACCTCTATAATTTGATCCCTATTAGTTAAACTCATGTTACTAACTATAGACTCAATTAATAATGGGTAAGCAGGTGACTCAGGTGACATAGTTTGTAACAACTGTACTAACTGAGTAACCTCATACTCACGAGCAACTACACCCAAAGAACTTGTAGCTACAAACTTGTAGTCTTTAACTGGATACAACTCAGGAGTAAACTGCATATATCTACAAGCAGCTTTCTCAATAAATGGTATTAAGAAATTTTCTTGGAAGTTTACTAAGGTACGTTTGTGTCGTTTAATAACAGCACCTAATCCCATAGAGATACCTGCTGCTGTACCTTCTCCATTAAGACCTGCTGGTACTCCATTAGAATCTATAGCACCAGTAGATTGTTGTACCATTTGTTGTAGCTGTGCTGCTTGTGCAAAACTAACTTGATCTAATGAACCAAACTTAAATGGTTGTAAAACCTCGTTTGGATTACCATTAGTAAGAATAGTTTTACCTGCTCGTATATCTAACTTAGCACCTCTTGGCATACGACTAGCGTCTACTGCTAACATTGGGTGTACAGTAAGGGCAAGTGCATCAATCCTAGCACGAAGTTCTGCATCTAATGCTTTCTGTGA